CTTCCCGTTAACCGTGCACGTAACGGACGACACGCCGATGAAGTTGGAGCCGGAGATCGTGACCGTGTCGCCAGCCTTCCCGTTCGCCGGGGCGATCGACGAGATGACCGGGGCGGCGGCAGCACCGAGAACAATACTGTTCTCCAGGGCGTCAGAGATGAACAGCGAGATGGTGCGCTTCGTGTACGTGGTCCGGTCGTCAGGCTTCTGCGGCTGGCCAGGGGCGACATGGTACCAGTCGACCCGGTCGCCGGCGGCGAACGGAGCGGTCGGCAGCTTGCCCTCACGCTCGTAGATGTCGAACTCGCGGCCGGTCTGGCAGAGCAGCTCCCACGCCTTGTTGTCGTCGGAGCCTGCGTACTGGCCGTTGTCGTCGAAGTACCAGTAGACGGACATCTTCCCCTCATACTCGGCGGGGCCGGGGACGGTCCCTTTACCCTGCGCGCCGAGGACGGGCTCCTCGACGGACGTGCTGCCCTTTGAGCCGAGCTTGTAGTCAGACTTCATGACGTACATCTCGAGACGCTGACCGGCATTCAGCTCGTCAACGGTGGGGTTCTTAGGGTCGGCGGCCTTGTGGGCGGCATCCAAGGCGACGACGGAGATGCGGCCGTCGGCCAGGGTGCGGACTGAAGTTCCCATGGGGTTTTCCTCTCTCCCGCGCTCTGGCGGGCGTACCAGACTTGGTTTCAGTATAGGTGTTGCAGGTCAGTTGATCCGGTTGACGGCCCGGACCTGCCACATGTCTACCGCGTAGAACGGGTGACCTTTCTCGGGCAGGTCGACCTGGTCGTCGCGGAACATGCCGGACGAGTACGACAGGCGCAGAGGCTCGACGTACTGACGGCCGACTTGCAGTTCATACCCTTCGAGGGCGCCGCGGACGTCGTCAAGGACTGTCAGCAGCCGGTCGGCTGTGCCAGCAACCACGGTGATCGGCTGCAGGTAGGACAGCTCCCTTAACTGCCCGTCAAGGGCTTCCCCGTTACCCATGTTGACGGCCGGGAGCTTCACGAGGATGTATGGCATGTCGGGCCGGGGGACGGTGACTTCACCCAGGTACGTGGTGTACCGGCAGCGTTCGCGACAGGCCCGCTCCACCGCTTTCACGAACGGGGATACGCGTATCATCCGAGTTTCCTCACTATCTCATCGAGCGTGTCAGCGATCTCCGAGGCGACTTTGTCATCCATGAAGTCTGCCGGGTGCGGCAGGCCGCCACCACCGCGGGACGTGCCCCAGATCGCAATGTTCGCGAGGGCGCCCTTCGGCTTAGTGGGGCCGAACTCGGCCTGGGTGACCCCGCCGGACGTCTTTGCGTCGTAGGAGAACGTTTCCCCGACCTTCGCGATACCTTTGTTCGGGAACCCTTTGTACGCGTCGCGGGCGCGTCGCTTCGCGCCGTCGAGGGCATTCTGCACGCCAACCTTGACGGCCTCCCCGGCCTCCTCCGCGGAAGCGAAGTCGGCAGCCAGTGTCATCATCTGGGACACGTCAACGGGCATCAGTCGGTCTCCGCATCCACGAGCAGCCGGTTCGCTGTCCGGTGGGTCTGGTTAATCAGACCGCGCACGCGGAACGGGTACCGGTAGCCGGTCACGGTAGCGACGTCGCCGACCGCCGCCTCGTACGACACGCCGTAAGGGACGTGCAGTTCCGTCTGCTGTAGCTCGTACGTGTGACCGGCCGTGGTGGGCGCGGTCCCGTACGACGTCTGCTGGCGGAGCCTGCACTTCCCCTCGTAGACGCGTTCCAGGCTGGGCTCGTCGCGGCGCTTGTCCGGGTTCCAGTTCATGGACCCGGTCGGCCGGTCGATGACGCACGTGTCTGTCATCAGCCAGTTCGCGCGACGGCGGCGCATGTTCGGGCGGGCCATCAGCCGTTCTCCCGGATGTACCGGACCCAGCCGTCGTCGTAGCCGACAGGCGGCCACACTGGGCGGGTTGTGCGCATGATGCCGACACCCTTGGGGCGTCCATCTTCCGCGTACAGCAGCAACGACCGGCGCTCGGTCGGCGTCAGGTACAGGCCGTCCTCAGGGACGGGGCGGCCGCCGCCCATCCAGTCGTCCAGCCGCTCATAGTTCCACGACTCGGGGTTCGTGTACGCGCGGCCAGCGCAGGACAGGACGATCTGCTGGACGCCGTCGGGTACGTCGGCTGCGGTCCACGGGTGGGCGAGCCGCCCGGCCTCCTCAATGACGATCGTGGAGGCCCGGCGGAGCAGCATTTTCGCCCTGCTGACATCGGCCTCCTCGGTGATGGGCTCACCGAGCCACTCACTGAGGAGGCCGACCGGGGCGAGCGGTTCACTCGCCATGGCTGATATCAGCCGATCGCGACAGCAACCGCACGCTGGGCGTCCATGACGGCGGCGCCGAAGTAGGCGTCGAGCACGGAACGGTCCTCGGTGTGGTCGGGGTCGTAGTCGGCGATCTGACGGATGGCGAACCCATCCTCGGCGTGGCTGGCGCCGAACGAAGCGCCGAGCGGGACGTCGGCGGCGCGCAGGGCCATGGTGAACGCATCCTTCTGGTAGGCGATCGCGCGGGCCTGCGGGAGGCGCGGGTCCTCAACGACGGTCAGGCCGAACAGACGGCCGATGGTGGCCTCGTGCAGCATGTCGCCCTGGTCGGCAGAGAACGCGGCGTTGGCAAGGTCCTTGTTCGCGTGGAGGATCTCGCCGACGGCGGGACCGACGGCCAGGTAGCGGTTGTCGAAGGGGACCTGCCGGGCATTGAGGACGCGGGTCAGGCGGGCGAGAACGTTGAACAGGTTGCTGCCGTCGGCCTTCAGCTTCGTGGCCTTCGCGTCGGTCACGGCAACGGGGGTGGCGTTCGGGTCGCTGTCCTGGGGGGCCTGGACATCCTCCATGAGCTTCGCGATCTTGACGGGCAGGATGTCGGCGACAGCCTGGGCCTGGGGCTTGACGACCTCGTTCTCGAAGTCCTGCAGGGTCCAGGTCTGCCAGTCGGAGGGCAGGCGGACCGCGGAGTAGATCTGCGTGTCGAGGGTGACGGGCACGTACGTGCGGGTCAGGTCGTTGTAGGTGATCGCGGTGCGGCTGGCGCGCTGGGCGGCGGACAGCTCGTTGGCGGCGGCCTTGACCGGGAGCGGCACGTTCACGGTGGTGCCGAAACCAGCGGAGTAGGCAGCCTCGGCGTCACGGTTGATCGTGCGCGGAAGGACCGACAGGTAGCGGAGAGCCGCGACAGACGACTCGGCGACCTTTACGGCCGGGGTTGCGAAGTTAGCCATTGGGTTTCCTTTCGGTGCTCAGTTGCGGAACAGCCTCGCACCGATGGTGGCGAGGTCGGGTCGGTCGTCCGGCTCCTGCCCGCGGGGGACGGGGTTCCGGTCGAGGGGGCTGGTGGGGGTAATGAGGGAGGCGAGCGTTTCGGCGGCCGCCTTGATCTCCTCGTCGTTGTCGCCGCGGAGGAACTGGGCGGCCTCCGGGGGGAGGCCAGCCTCGGCGGCGGCGTTCTGGGCGGCGACCTTCAGTTTCAGGTCGGCGAGCTCCTTCTCCGCGGTGGTAGCGCGGGACTCCCAGTCAATGGCGGGCTCAGCCTCGGCGGCTGGCGCCGGGGCAGTGTCCGTGTCGTCGACCTCAGGCTTCTCGGCGGGCGCGGCGGGGGAAGGGGCGGTTGCAGGCTCGTCCGTGTCAGCGTCGGCGGGGCTGGTGGGCTTGTCCGCGCTGGTAGGCTCGGGCTTCTCCTCCGTGTCCGCGGCAGCGCGGTCAGTCTGCGGGTTCGTAGCGTCACCCTCGTTAGCCGCCTTAGGAGCGGCCGCGGGCTTCGCAGCATCCTCCTGTCCGGCGGGGGCGGGCGACGCATCGCTGGTCTTCGTGTCGTCCTCATCGGGGCGACCAGGACGGTCAGCCATGCGGCCTCCTCTCATGGTTTCTGTGAGACGCCCACAGTCTATATCACTTGCCTAGGATTCCGTCGGTGAACAGGGTCGGGTTCTGTCGGCGCATGTGCTCGAGGATTTCCCGGCGGCGGGCTTTGCCGTTGCTCATGTCTTTGGTGGCTTCGGCGGCCTGGTCGTAGGCGTCGGAGATTGCCTCCTCGTGGCTGGTGGCGCCGGACCGTAGCCATTGCTTTGGGGTTTGGTCGCTGATCTCGTACGTGCAGTCGCAGTGCGGGTGGGACTGGAACGCGGCGGTTTCTGGCGTGTATACGGGTCCGCGGGCGGCAAGCATGGAGCAGAACGCGCAGGTTTTCCCGACGACGACACGGCGGGCGCGGAGCTTGGACTTGCGGGCGGACCGAATGACGGACAGTCGGTCCCGGTCACGGGCGAGTTTCCCGGCGGCGATGCCCATCCGCTTACGGGCGAGGCCGAGGGCTTCCGCTTCAGACGCGCCCGCGCGAATCGCGACGCGACGGGTAACTGGCCCGGACAGCGTCATCACTTCGACTTCGCGGGCTTCCATGGCGTCGCCGACAAGGTCTTGGGCAATGTGTAGGCCCGACGCGGTCTGGTACCGGGACAGGTAGTGGCTTGTTTCTGCGTCTACGGCGCGGTCCGCGGCGGCTTGCCTGCGCAGGGCAGCGTCCATGAAGGCTCTCTCCGCGATGCTGCCGCCGCCGCGGAGCCGGTCGACGTCTTCTTGGGCGGCGTCAGCGATAGCTTGGGCGAGCGGCGTCATGGCCCGCTGGTGGGACAGGGTGACAGCGGAAGCCCCCCACCGCATGTCAGGCCTTCAGCGGGTTGTCGGTCCCCTCGCCCTGGTTCGGGGCGAGGGCCTGCGCATACTGGGTGAGCGCGTCGGGGTGCTGGTCGGCCCACTTGCGCCACTCGTCAGCCTCCTGCGGCGACACGCCGGGGATCCGCTGCCACAGCAGCTCGGCGGGGACGCCGAGCGACTGGGTGAGCTTGCCGAGTGCGTCGGCGGCCTGAGACAAGGAGCGGGCCTCCATATCCCGCCAGTCGACGCGGAGAGAGTAGTCGCCGGCGAGGTCGCGGCGGCCAGCCTGCGCCTGGGCGAGGCGAAGCAACGACGCGATGGAACGACCGTAGGCGCGCTGGATGGCGTCCACGTGCGTACGTTCGGCGCTCTTAGCTTCAGCGAGCGCGTCGGCAGACAGGTTCACGAGCTGCGAGCCCGACAGGGCCCACGACGGGACGGACGCGAGCGCGGCAAGGGTGCCGAGGTCGGCCCGCTCCGCGTCGAGCAGTGAGGACATGGTCGTCTCGGGAAGAGAGCCGAATTGGACGCCCTCGCCTCCGGTGAGGATGTCGGCGTGCTCAAGGATCGCTTTCTGCCGTTCCGCTTCCTCGGGGGAGCCGGGGTCGGTCAGGCCGGTCGCGGTGCGAACTCGCCACGAATTGTTGTGCTGGACCAGGAGCCTGTCGTTGACGGTCTTTACGTACCTTCTGGCCGCAGGGCGGAGCCGATCAACAAGGCCAGGGCAGGCGCCGGCGAGGTCCTGGTAGGGGGCGAATCGAACGACGGGGCACACGCCGGCTGGATGCGTCGAGGTGACGTCCCCGGTCTTCGGGTCGACCGTGGACGTGTCATCGATGTACATCCACGGGTTGCCGGCGCCGTCCAGGAGTGCGGCCTCGGTGGGCCATTCCGCGGACGGGTCGCCGCCCCAACCGCAGGCGACGCGGGAGGACGGTAGCGGCAGGGGGCGCGGCCGC